GGCCGCAAGGTTCGGCGGTGCAGATCCGTTATATCGCGGGCGAAGGCTGCCCCGATCCGATCAAGATGGTCGTGAAGCTGCTTGTTGGGCATTGGTATGAAAACCGGGAGGCGGTGGGCGACAAGTTGAGTGCGGTTCCGATGGCCGTGGACATGTTGATTGCGCCCTATCGCCGGGTGGGCGTCTGATGAACGCTGGCAATCTGGACCGCTTGGTTCAATTCCACCGCTACACCGAAGCAGATGACGGCTACGGCGTTACTGAGGTGTGGTCCGATCACGGCACCAAGCAATGGGCATCGAAAAAAGATGTGAGCGATGGCGAGCGGATGGCGGCTGGGTGGGTAGAGGCCAGCGTGGTTTCGCGGTTCTTGGTGCGCTGGTCGGCCTTCACGCGGGGCATCACTCCGAAAGACCGGCTTGTGTGCGAGGGATTGGAAATGGAGATCCTCGGCATCAAAGAGGCCGGCGGGCGGCATCGGTGGCTTGAGATCACCGCGACCGGGCGGAACGATCTGTGAGCGTGACGTTTGAGACCACGGGGTTCAAGGAACTGGATAGGGAACTTGAGCGCCTATCAAAAGCCGCTGGCAAGGGTGTGCTGCGACGTTCTCTGAAAAAGGCGGCTGAACCGCTGGTCGAGTTGGTGCGCTCTCGCGTTCCCGTCCACAAGGGCACGTTGGCCGCATCTATTGCAGTCAGCACGAAGCTGGCGAAACGTCAGGCAGGCCAGCACCGAAAAATGTTCCGCAATGACAAGGCGTCCGTCGAGATGTTCGTCGGGCCTAGTTACGATCTGGGCGCGGGCGGGCGACATGGCCACTTGGTCGAATTCGGCACAGCCCCACACATGAACGGCGGCGTTTTTGCGGGCACGATGCACCCTGGCACTGCACCGCAGCCGTTCATGAGACCGGCGTGGGATTCTGACCAAGTTGCGATGATTGACCGGCTTGGAAACGACCTGTGGGCAGAGATTGAAAAGACCATCGCACGGGCCGAACGCAAAGCCGCGAAAGGATAGATCATGGCTAAGATCATTGAAAAGCTGACTGTCGAGATTGACACCACGGCGCTTGATGCTGCGATGGAAAAGGCGGAGCGGCTGGTGAAATTGCTGGACGAAATAGAGCAACATTTTTGCCTGAAAGATCTGGACGCGTTTGTCCAAAAATCAATCCGTCATCACAACGCCAGACGGGCCTAGGCTGTGATAATTCAAACAGTTGCGATTGTGATGTGCATCGCTGCCATGGTGTTCAGTATCTGGGCGATGGCGAAAGCCGACCGTGCGATGCGCCGGGGTATTGAAACGCTGGATGCGTTAATTCAGCGCGAAGAACGGCGGGGCTGACCCATGGAGAACACATATCGCCTCAAAGAGGCAATCGTGAGCCACTGTAGCGGTTACTCTTGCCGCCGTGAAAGGATGTTCATCGCGCAGCGCCGTGTGTCAATTCTGGGGATTTTCAGGTTCTGGGCGCATGACGTAGCGGACTGGCGATTCAGAGAGAGTGACGCCTTGCAGGACATTGAGCGCGAAATTGATTTGCGCCGCCCTATCACGCCGCCTGTTTTGTATAGAGGCTGATCCATGGAAGAGCAATTTCGCTCGCTGCTGACAGGTTCGGCGGCGGTGACGGCTATTGTGCCAGCGTCCCGCATTTCGTGGGGCGTCATCGCGCAGGGCAAGCCGCTGCCAGCTATCGCACTCAACGTCATCAGCAACCAAGACGGGCTGACCTACAAGGGGCCTGACGGGCTGTGGCAGGGCCGTGTGCAGGTGGACTGCTACGGCACCGACTACGGCACCACACTGGCGCTCGGCGAGACCATCATCGCTCTCCTGAGCGGTTACAAAGGCGGCAGGTTCCTCGGGATATTCCTTGACGGACGCCGTGATAATTACGACCCCGCTGCAATCAATCGACCGCATCGGGTTTCCCTCGACTTCGCCACAAAATGGAGACCATAAGATGAGCGATGCAATGATTGGTTATGACCTGCTGATCGAGGTCAGACCGCTTGGTTCGACCGGCGCCTATACACCGCTGGCTGAGTGTTTCGACTTCACGCCACCCGCAGACACGGTGGCCGAGGTCGAAGTCACGCACTTCAAAAGTCCGGATCGCCGCCGTGAGTATAGGCCTGGCTTGACAGAAAGCGGCACGGTTTCGCTGGAGATGAACTATATTCCCGGCAGCGCCACCGATCTTCTGGTCGATGCGGCTCGGGCAAATGGCACTATTTGGGAAATCGTCGCGACATATCCCAATGGCGTGTCGGTCAATTTCATCGGCTTTGTGCAGGAGTATACCAAGGCGATCCCGCTGGATGATCGTCTGACCGCGACCGTTGGTCTGCGTGTCACCGGTGCTGTGACCATTTCCGCCGCAACCGCCCCCACGAGCACTGTACCGCCGGTTATCCTCGGCACTGCGAAGGTCGGCGATGCACTGACCATCTGGCCCGGTATCTGGACCGGAAACGGCGCGTTCACCTATCAGTGGCTGGCTGCGGCTTCGCCGATCTCTGGCGCTACTGGGGCGATCTATACGCCGGTTGTCGGTGATGTGGGCGCCCCGATCACCTGCACTGTGACATGCATCAACAGCGCCGGATCTGACAGCGCCACCAGTGCGGCAACCGCGAACGTGGTGGCATAATGGGTAACCTGCGAGGGGCGCTCAGCGTCCAGATCAGCGGTGCCGACGGCGTGGAAAAGAATCTGACGCTGTTTTTTGGCATGAGTGCGATCGAGGCAATTTCCGAAAAGCATGGTGACAGCTTTCTTGACAGCTTGAGCGGCGAAAGCAGTGTGCCTTTCGGCATCGTGCTCGATATCTTCCGCGAATCCCTCAAGAGGTTTCATGCGGCGGAACTCTCGGAAGACCCATATCTGGTTGATGACCTGATCGCGCAAGATGGTCGGGCCTTGGAAAAGCTGCTGGATGCGGCTTTCCCGGATCTAAAGGCCAAGGCTGCTGTGGGAAACGGACGGAAGGCGAGGGCAAAGCCGAAATAGACCTCGCCGAATGGCTGACAGATTACATCGCGGCGGGTTTCGACCCGGCGCGGTTCTGGGAAATCACCCCGCGTCTATATCACCACGAAATGAACGGCGCGGCGGCACGGCTCAACCGAGAGCACAAAGAGCGCGCGTGGCTGTCCTATCACATTGCTTATCTGCCGATGCAGAAAAAGGCGGTGAAGTTCGATGATCTTACCGGCGAAACGAAAACGAAACGCCGGTCGAAGTCTTGGGCTGAACAAATCACGGCGTGGGAGGTGTTCGCGGCGACGCGGCAGTGACAGGTTAAAGCTCCCTGAGGGACAATAAGCGCACTTTCCCGCCAGAAACCTCCACCTGACAAACAAAGTTATTGATCGTGAGCGCCCCAAGCCCGTTCTTCGCGCGGAATTTAGGATGGACAGTAACCGAGTCTCCATCCGTTTTTGCTGGCCATGACGCATACCAGTTTCCGCTGCGCATACCCCACTCCGCAGATGATGGGTCTTTCAATACATCGCTGAGAAACTCGGTGCAGGCATATCTTGCGCTGCTTGTCTTCGTTTCTTCGGGCGTGGCTTCAACTTTCGGGGGTGTCGCCTCCCACATTACCCAAATGAAGAGTCCGCCGATCACGATCATTACGACCATTATCATCTGCCCGATTAATTTAATGATTTTCATCATCGATTAGGCCCCCAAGTTTGCAAATTCTATATTTGCATAGATGAGTTGCGGAAGAATGCAAAGTTTTACGGTATGGGGGCGTCTGCCTTGCCGAATTAAGGAGAAAATGCATGGCATCAAGTGTCATAGGGGCTTTGAGGGTTAACCTGGGGCTTGACTCGGCTCAATTTTCGAAGGGCGCAACGGAAGCACAAAAGCGCCTTAAATCAATGCGGACGCAATTTCTCGCAGTTGCGGGTGTCGCCGCTGCGTTCGGGGCTGCTATCTCAACGGCGGCGCTAAAAGGCGCGGCGGACGTTGATAGGGCGGCAAAGGCCGCGCGGCGGCTCGGTTCGTCAATCGGTGGCTATCGCGCTCTCGAAATGGCGGCAGGCGAAGCTGGTGTCTCGGTATCGACGCTGGCCGATGCTGTGCAGACGATGGACCGGGAGGTTTCGCGCGGCAGCAAAAGCGCAACTGCGGCGCTGGACAAACTCGGTATTTCCGCGAGCGTTCTTGCCGGGATGGATGCGGACCAGAAGCTGGCGCTTGTCTCAGATAGGGTGAAGGAGCTTGGACTTTCCACCGGTCAGGCATCCGTGCTTCTGCAAGACCTTGGTATCCGCAACCGCGAAATGCTGCTTGCCGTGATGGCCGGTGGCGATGCGTTCCGGGATGCGCGGCGGGATGTTGAGGATTATGGGCTGGCGATTGGTCGGACGGATTCCGAAGCAATCGAATTGGCAAACGATAGGATCGGGCGGCTTGGCCTGATCGGGCAGTATGTCGGACAGCAATTGGCGGTCACGCTGGTGCCCGCTCTCGGGCGGCTTGCCGAAGCCATGACAGACAGCCTGCGCGAAGGAGGGCTGTTGCGCACGGTGATTGACGGACTGATCGGCAATTTTGATCGCCTTGGCACCTATCTTACCGTTGTCGTAGCTGGGTTCGGGGTTCGCTACGTTGCGGCGCTGGCTTTGGCGCAACTTGCAACGTTCAGTCTCGCTGGGGCGATGGCGTTCCTGCGCGGGGCGCTAATTCGATCAGGTATCGGCCTGCTGATCGTTGGCGCGGGTGAGTTGGTCTATCAGTTCACGCGGTTGGTTAAGGGTGCGGGCGGGTTCGGCAACGCGATGGGGCTGTTGGCGGCCGTCGGGGTCGAGGTCTGGGATCGGATCAAGATGGGAGGCGATAACCTCCTGACATCGATAAAGGGTGTCGCAACAGGGATTCAGGCGGCTTTCGTCAAGGCTTTCGCGTGGATCATGCGCAAGTTTGCCGACCTGACGCAGAATATCGCCAATGGCGTCAACAATATGTTCTCGAAACTAAATATAGACCTTGGACTTACCGGCATTGGATCGGAATTAGCGGATTCACTCGACGCTGCGGCAAGCGATCTTGGTGGCGGTCCCTCGCTCCTGCGCTCACCGTCCCACTCCAGCGGGCTGAACCCCCTGACTGCCCCACTAACTTCTCTGGCTGCGTTGCGCGATGCAATGGCGGAGGTCGGGGATGAAACAGCCTCCACAACCGATAGTGTCGCGGATCTCGGCAATGCGCTCGACGACGCAGGCGGTGGCGGCGGCGGTGGGGGCAAAAAAGGCGGTGGCGGCGAGTCCGAGGCAAAGAAGGAAGCCGAAAAAACAGCAGCGGCAATCAAGGCGCTAAAGACTGAATACGCTGATCTGCAAGCCACCATCGGAATGACCGAGCAGCAGCAGAGCGTCTATAATGCGATTCAGTCTCTTGGAGCGAATGCCACTGCCGGGCAACGCGCCGAGGTGGAGCAACTGACGCTTGCAATAGACGGGCTTGAATCAAAGTCCGAGCGGCTGAAGGAGACCTTTGGCGAGGTACGAGATTCGATGAAGTCTGCCTTCACCGGGCTTGTGACTGGCGCTAAAACTCTCAAGTCCGCGATTGGTGACCTGCTTGGTAAGTTTGCTGACATGCTGGCGAGCCGCGCCTTCGATGCTCTCTGGGGCAGCTTGGGTGGCGGCAGCGGCGGTGGTGGCGGTTGGCTTGGCAAGATCGTCAGCGCGATCATTCCCGGCTTTGCCAGCGGCACAAATTACGCGCCCGGTGGTTTGGCGATGGTCAACGAACGCGGCGGCGAAATCATGAACCTGCCGCGCGGAACGCAGATCATCCCACACGATATCAGCAAGCGCATGGCGGACCGTGACAGCGGGGCAGGCGGAACGGTGAATATCAACGTCAGCGTCGATGGCGCGAACGGCGATGAGCACGTCATCAGTCTGGTGCGCCAGGGTGTTTCCGCCGGGCTACAACAGGTGCCGTCGATCATGGCCAATCATCAGAAGCGGACGGGCTAAATGTTTAACACTTTCCCGTTCAATCTCCGGTTTCAGACGACGGGCTTTCACGTCGTCGGCGCGTCCAGTGAGCCCCGGCAGTCGGTCGGGGGCGCGTTTTCTGTGCAGCCGCGTTTGGGTGCGCATTGGGTTGGGTCGGTGACCTTCCTGACGACGAACGAGGAAACGACGCTGGCCCTGCAAGCCTTTGTGGCGGGCATGGAGGGGATGCTTGGCACGACTGCCGTGCCGATCCTGCAACGATACAGCCCACGCGATGGTCAGGGCCGTATGGCCGACCACGAGACGGCCGCGCTTGGCGATGGATTTCAATTCGAGGGTTACGGCTCCGAGAGTTCGGAGGGTTGGGGCTTTGAGGGCGTTCCGGCGATTTCGGGAGAACTGGCCGAGGCGGCTGCATTGCGCGCGGCTGAGATCATCGTCGCCCGCTCGAACTACAGCGGGTTCCGCCCCGGCCATGATTTCAGCATCGGCAACCGTCTGCACCGGGCCGTGCAGATTTGGCCGGAAGGCGAAAATGATAGGGTGCGGATCACGCCACCGCTGCGTACCGCATATTCGGCGGGCGAGCCGGTCATCATGGACGCGCCACGCTGTGTGATGCGCTTTGCCAGTGAGAACGAGGGCCAGCTGGTCAATCAGCCTAACCCAGTTGGTGAAATCACGATGAATTTTGTCGAGGCGATCTGATGGGCGCGCGTGATGATCTGCTGGCCATCCCGGACGAACAGCTGCGCAGCGGAAAGATTGCCGAGGCCGTGCTGTGCTGGATGGATTTCACCACCGGCGCGAAACGCTGGTGGGCGGGTTTCGGCGATCTGGATCACGTTGGCCATATTTGGCAGGGCACGGGCGAGGCAATCGATATCAGCGACCTGTCGTCAGACTATCAAATGAGCGCGGATCCACTGACGATCTCGCTGGCGGCAACAACCGAAATGATCCTGCTGGCAAAGGACTCCCGCGCGGCGGTGACCGGTCGCCAGATCGTCGTTTACTCGCAGCTGTTCGCGACCGAACGTATCGGCGCGGTCGGGCCATGGCAGGCGATTGGAAGCCCGATGGCGCTGTTTACCGGCACGATGGCCGCGATGACATATTCGGCGCAGGGGCCAAAGGAAAAGTTGATCAGCCTGCAATGCGAGGGCTTGTGGGTGCGCCGCAATGCGCCGCCGCGTGGGTTGCTGACTGATCGGGATCAACAGGCGCGCCATCCCGGTGACAAGGGCCTGGAGCGGGTGGCGGTCTATACCAACCACTCGACACGCTGGATATGAGGCGGGCGATGTTCTGCGACCTTCCCTTGCTGGTTGAACTGGTCGGGCGGCTGGTGGCGGCGTCTGGCATCCCGCTGGCGGTGGATCCGGATCACACGCGGGCGGTTCTGCGGCGGCTGATCATCAGCGACGACGGCGCGGTTTGGGTTACACGCTGCGGATTCCTTGCGGCATCGATCGAGCAGACGGTCATCAGCCCGGCGCCGGTGGCAGCGGAACACGGCTGGTATGCCGAGGATGGCAAGGGCCTACGTCTGTTGCGGGTGTTTGAGGCATGGGCGGCGGAGCGGGGCGCCATGGTGCGCCTCTCCACCGGCATCGGCGGGCCCGATCTGTCGCGGCTCGGCTATCGGCCGGTTGAAATGGCCTGGGTGAAATAAATGGCGATTTTTACAGCAATCATAGCCTTCACCGGCTTTGTCGTTGGGACAGGGACGATCCTCGGGTTGTCGGCGGGCCTGTCTGCGGCGCTGATCGGCATTGGCAAGGCCATCCTGTGGAGCGTTGCGTCAGCCGTTTTCGGGCCGAAGCCGCCAAAGGCATCGCCGCAGGAAGTGCAGGCTATGCTGGCGCAGGCCACCGGGCCGCGCATCCGGGGGTATGGCGAGTTTCTGTTGGCCGGAACGCGGGCGCTGTGGGAGGCGCAGGGCGGGAAGCTGTACCAGATCATCGCCACGCATCACGGCAATGTTTCGGAGATTGTCGGCTGGTTCGTCGATGGTGAGCTTATCACGTTTGACGTTGACGGCGAGGCGACCACTGGCAGCGCAGTCGGGTATCTCAATGTGCAATCGATCCTCACTGGCGACGGTGGCGATTATCCGGATGTGCGGTCCGCGCTGCCGACGATCTGGACCGCCGACCACAAGCTGACCGGGCTGGCGACTTACCGCGTGATCATGACGGCACCCGAGCTTGATCAGATGTCAAAGAAATTCCCGCGCAGTGATCAAACCAATGTGCAGATGGTGGCGAAACTATCCGAGGTTATGGATCCACGCACGTTGGCTGTGGGCTATACCGACCTGACCGGGCCATGTGTGCTGGATTACCTGACGCACCCGGACGGGTATCGCATCCCACTGCCGGCGATTGATCTGGACAGTTTCGACCAGTTTACCAACCTCTGCGACCAGGACGTTGACCTGAAAGACGGCGGCACCGAAAAGCGCTATCGCGTCGGCGGATATTACACGCTGGAGGATCAGCCGAAGGAAGTCACCGCCCGGCTTCTCGCCACGGCTGATGCGCAGATCTACATGACACCTGAGGGCAAGGTGGCGATCCTTGGCGGCGAATGGCTGGAACCCGATGTCACCATCACGCCGCTAGATATCCTGAGTTTTGAAATGTCAGACGGCGTTGACGTGTTCACCGATTTTAACGTTCTGAAGGGCATCTTCATGTCGCCCGCACACCGCTATCAGCAGACCGATGCGCAGGAAATGCGGGACGATACCGCGCTGCTGACCCAGCCGGAGCGGGTGGACACCTACGGTGTCGATATGTGCCCCGCGTTTGGCCAGATGCGCCGCCTGATGAAGTGTCATTGGAATGCGCGGCACCGGGACTGGACCGGCACCATCAAAACCAACCTGGTTGGCATGAAGGCCCGTTTCCCGCGCGGGCAGGGCAAGCACGTCATCCGTCTGGTGATTTACGATCTGGGCATCGATCAGGCCTTCGAGGTGTTGGGCCACAGCTATTCCGTGGCGGATCGGACCTGCGACATCACAGTTGCCAGCATCGAAAACCCCTATCCGTGGGATGCCGAAACTGAAGAGGGCGATCCACCGCCGCCGCTGGCCGATCTGGTCATGGCGAACGCCCACGTTGACCCGCCGTCCGGCTTGACGCTCGGGCAGGAGGTTGTCGGGCTCGGCGAGGGTCTGAACGCTGTCCGCCTCACTGCGACGGTTGATGATCCGGGCCGCGATGATCTGCAACTGACGGCCGAGTACCGCGAGATTTCAGATTTCCTGTGGCGTCCGATGATTGTCGGGGTCGGGGATATTCGCGCGCATTCCGAGACCGTGCAGGACCGGCAGACCTATTCCGTCAGGGCGCGGTGGCAGGGATACACGGACTATTCGACCAGTGAGGAAATATCGGTGATGTCAAACCCGGTGGCACCGGACCCGGTGACGGCGCTCACCACATCCGAGGCGGGCGGCACGGTCACGCTGTCATGGATCAACGGCGGCTCGGGCTATTACCGGACCCGGATCTATCGCAGCGACAGCGCCAGTTTTGGCAGTGCGGCCGTCTGGGTGACGCTGGCGGGCCTTGCCGGGACGGAACAGACTTACGACGACACGCCCGGCACCGGGACTTGGTATTACTGGGCCGTGACCATCAACCCATCGCTGATCGAGGCCACACCGACCGGGCCGGTCAGCGAGACGATCTAACCACCGACCGAACAATCGACCCATAGCGCGCGGGATTTCTCGCGGGCTTTGGTGTGTCATTTCAAGAAGGGTTCGCCATGCCGACCGAAGCAGACAAGATTTTCCGCGAATTCAACCGCTACACCGGCGACGGCAAGCCCGGTGAGCCTGTGGGCGCACCTCTGCCGATTGGCGATCCTGCGTCGGGGGTGAAGCACGTCGAGAAGCGCGCGATCCGTGAGTGGGCAAATGCGTTCGCAGATCAAGTTGACAGCGAGGGCAACGCGACCGCCGCACTTGCCGCGCGGGACAAGGCCAAGCTGTGGGCCGAAAGCCCGGAAGACACTGCAGTCGACCCCGGCGAATACTCGGCCTTGCATCATGCGGCGAAGGCGGGCTCATCGGCAATAGCGGCCGGACTCGCCAATGACGGCGCACAAGCCGCGAAGGGCGCAGCGGAGGTCGCGCAATCGGGCGCAGAGACAGCCCGAGACGGTGCCGTAACAGCGCGGTCCGCTGCTGAGGCAGCAAGGGATGCCGCCACTCTTATTGCGGCAACGTCTGGCGCCTATCGCGCAACCACCATCACATCGGCTATCGCGGCTGGTGTGGCGGCACTGGCAATCGGACAGACGTTCACGGCGGCGGCAGATGATGTGGATTACATCGGTCTGTACAAAAAGACGGGCGCGTCAACGTCAACTGAGATTTCGCGCATGGCTACCGATGGTCTGGTGAGCCAGACGCGCGTCGATCATATGGCAGCAGTTCTGGCATCAAATTCCGGGGGGCTGACGAATTTCAACCCATCAGCACAAACCGTTACATATCCAAGCGGCACGATCATAAAGACTGGGAACGGCCAGTGGGTTCTGGCATCTGAGATTACCGTCGCAACGTCGATGGCATCCCCGAATCGCGCGATTTATTTCGATACTCGCGACAACACGATTTCTGCAAAGGCGTGGAATGCCGCGCTAACAAGAACAGAACGTGCCGCGCTGGTCTTCATTGGTTTTCTCCTACGCAGTAGCACTGGGGCGTATTTGTCGTTGACAATGATTGGGCCTTATACCGTCCTGGGCGGTAGTCCCGCGATCTTGTTTGACGAAGGTCTTGAGAAAACAGCGACAATTATGGGTCCAAAAACAGACGCGACGGCTTCTCGAAACTTCCCGGATTACAGGCCATCGACCCGAACGCTTTGGTTCTGGAAGGACTATTCCTTCTATTCTGGAAATAAGAGCTGGTTGCTGACTTCGGATCAATCTCTGACCTTTAGCGGTTCTGGCGCGCAGCGTGTTTTCTGGGATACTTCCACAAACACATTGGTTGCGGTGCCTTATGATGGGGTGCTGACGTTACAGCAGCGAGTTAATTATGCACGGGTAGGGACGGTCCGCGATGCGACGACTGCACCGGCTGTAAATGTCATCCAGGTTTTGTCGTTGCCCTGTCCATATACGATTAACGGCAAACTATTTGGCATGGACTTTGCTGGTGGAACGGCGCAGATCGAAAACCGACCCGGCGCGGCGGTGGAGGGTCTGGCGCACACGGGGCTAAGTGCGGTTGCGCCTGAAAACACGCTTGCGGCATTCCGCGCGGCGGTGCGAGACGGCACGTATAACATCGAAA